CTGATATCCATGGTGGTATCGAGCAGGCTCAGAGTGGCTTTCGACATAAGTCTCAAGTCTTCTCTGTGTCCAGAACTGTGACTGAATCAGCATCTGTTGATTCTATCCCTGGCCCGATCGTCTGGTCGACGATTAAGGTCACTGGACAGTCTTTCCGATCTTGTCGAATGAAAATATATGCTAAGATTTCTAACGAAACCTTAGCGAATGCTGCTTCCATAGGACTTCTAAATCCTGCGCAAGTAGCTTGGGAACTAGTTCCCTATTCATTCGTCGTTGATTGGTTCCTGCCGGTAGGTAGTTTCTTAGAAACTTTAACCGACACTGCAGGGCTGACGTTTGTATCTGGTGTGCAGACGTATCGGGTTGTAAGCCAATTCCAATCCGAATTCACACCTCCATCCTATAGCTGGCCAAAGTGGTCGGGATCCTTCTCGGCTACTAATCACATAAAAGCGATTCAGCGGCAAGCCCTTGGTGGTTGGCCTGCTCCTTTGCCTTATGTGAAGAACCCGCTATCAACCATCCATGTCGCCTCAGGGCTAGCCCTGATCCGACAGCTGGTTGCCAATCGTTGGCGCCGGTAAATCACTCGAACTGGAGAAGTAATGCCCCAGCTTCAGAATGTGGTCCTGAAGGACCGTCAGGCCACGCCTGCTGATCACACTTTCACTCCATTGGATATTTCCAATGGTGTTGGAACAGTGGTTGAGAGTTCCGGTGTCCCCGTTGGTCAGAATCGACTCACCATCTCTCAGCGTTCTTCTGCCGGAAAGTTCCGGCCGAGTCTGCGCCTTGCTCTGCCTGTTGTCCAGACACAAACGATTAATGGGGTTGCTACCCCTGTCGTTGTGCGGACGGCATACGTCGAAGTGAATTTCACTTTCGATGCTACGAGCACTTTCGATGAACGGAATAACCTTGTTGGTCTCCTGAGCTCTGCTCTCGATCCTTCCAAGGCTCTGATTAACGACACTGTCGTTAATCTACAGGGAGTTTACTAATATGCGGATAGCATCCGCTATATTATCCTTCCTGTCGTCCATCGGACCGCTTATCATTGACTTGATAAAGTCTTTGAAAGCGAAGTGAGTTTTGATTCTATAACCATAAGGGGATACCCTATGAAAGGCCAGCGACATCATAAGATGCGTATTGACCTTCCTTCGACTCTCAACTCCGAGATCCTCTGCGATTTAAAGTCTGCACTTGACTCATCATCAGGTGTAGACGTGCAGTATCTTCAGGAACATTACTTATCAAAGTATGTTTCCGAAGAAACGGATCCTCCCGAGTTGCGCCGTTCGCGAGCAATTGAAAAATTCCTTGCGACGGATTCACTCAATGGGGACACGAACCATCGACTTCTTTTCTCCGACAACCATGACAAGATCATTGGTATTGGATTTAAGACGTTCATGGATCGTGTTCGGATGATAATCCGGTCTACGATCGGTGCTACCCCACCAGAGGATATCCTATTTGGGACATTCTCCGGGGGTGCATCGACTTCGAGATCGCGGTTGGCGTCTTTGCCTGCGATGAAATTCGAAGGACAAGCAGACGTTACTCGTGCTTGCTTAGCGAACTTCATATCCGAAGCTCCTAAGTACGTACATTGGACTCCTCTCCGCGACTTTCGGGTCGTGGAGGGTGCTGTCCTCTTTACGGTACCTAAGAAGTCTGACATAGATCGAGTTGCTTGTAAAGAACCCGATCTTAACATGTGGTGCCAGAAAGGCATTGGTTCCTTCATTCGAAGACGCCTCCGCCGATCCGGTATCAACCTTAATGACCAATCGATAAACGGTGAGCTTGCCCGTCTTGGTTCTCTTGACGGGTCACTCGCCACTCTCGATTTGTCATCTGCTAGCGACAGTATCTCTACACAACTTGTGTATGAGGTTCTGCCACTAGATTGGTTTCTGCTTTTGGATGCCTGCCGATCTAAAGTAATTTCGATCGACGGTACACCTTATGAGCCGAACATGTTTTCTACGATGGGTAATGGGTTCACATTTGAACTTGAGTCCCTAATATTCTGGGCCTTAAGTCGTGCGACCTCTTACTTCACCGGTGTCAGGGGAAGGATTTCTGTCTACGGGGACGATATTATCGTCCCCACCCTGATGGCACCTCAATTGATTGAAGTGCTATCGTACTGTGGCTTCCGTGTGAATACCGAGAAGAGTCGATTCTTGATCGACGACTTGACTCGAGAGTCTTGCGGATTCCATTGGTACCGGGGAATAGACATTAAGCCTTTCTTTCTCCGTAGTCCAGTGAAGACCTTACCCGACCTGATTAAGTTACTTAATCAGGTTCGGATTTGGTCTTTCCGATTCGGGACTCTAGATCCGACGCTCCTTCCTTTTTGGAAGAAGTATCGTGCCTTTGTTCCGAAACAACTATGGGGTGGATTCGATCCAGAGAGTATTACTGCTCTCTGGACTGATCATTCACCAAGGATG